AACGCAATATAGGACTAAATCGATGAGAAACCTATTCCCTTTGACCGCTGCATTCTCCTCTGGCTTGCTGACCGCAACCGGGGCTGTAACAACGTATGACACGACTGTGACTATCCAATCTTCCATCGCTGGCAAGATGAACGCATCGCGAGCCGCTGTTACCACTGGTACCACGCCTACTGTTGATGGCAATGGCGTAACGCTAAAAACTTTGGTTGGTACTGCTACTACTGGACAGGGTTGTGTACTGGTCTGGTGCTTGATCGCTGATGCCACTGTCAAGCTGTTCCAAGGACCTATCCGTGCTCTTGATGCGGCTGGTGTCTTTACCCATGCGCCGGATTTCCCGGACATTAATCTGGATACTCACGTCCCATTTGCCTACCAGGTCCTGAAGCATACCGCTTCTGCAACGACTATCACGATTGGTACCAGCAACTGGAACGCTTCTGGCTTCACTAACGCTATTGTGAATGTCAGTCAACTGCCAGCACGACCACAGATTTCCTAATCTGTAGTTAGTTTGAAAACCGAGGGGGGCTGAAATGCCCCTCTTCAACCGACTATTATAACGAGGACTTTTGCCATGAGTGGAAAACTATCTGGTGGTAGACAACGCCGATTAATCATTACCGAATTCCTGGAATTTGAAACAGGGTCAGTGATACGGATTAAAACGGCTGCAGGTGGATCGACAAAGATTGATCTGACTGAGTTGATTGCGCTGAATGATATCAGTGCGACCGAACTTGGTTTTGTGAATGGGGTAACGGCAGGTACTGGTGCGGCGAGCAAGGCTTTGGTTCTGGATTCTGGCGAGGACATCACTATTCCAAATACAGGGATAGTCACCCTTGGCGTTACAGCTACCGCGGTAGAGGCGGCAGAACATGGTGCGGGAGCAATCGGTACTGCTGTAGTTCCTAAAACTTTCCGTTGGATAGATAAAGGCGTCATCATCACGCAGACCAAGGTTGACCTGACTGGCCTTGCCAGTGTCGCTACCGCCAATGATGTTATTGGACTGGCGGCAGGCGGTGCGGCTTTCATAGGCAGGAACGTTGTGGCCACTAATGGTGTGATCTTCAAGGCCGAGCTTTCCTGCCTTGAAACCCCGTTGACTGGTGATAATGATGTGAACGTAGTTACCTCTTCCAGCGCAGCCTTAGCCTACGATGGTGCGGGTGGGACGACTTACATCAGTAACAGCGGTGACTTGCTTCTGGGACAGACCATCGAGAATCTGGTTCCCGCTCTGACTGAAGGTCACTACTTCTACCTGACAGCAGGAGCAGGCGACACGGCTGGCACTTATACGGCTGGCATGTATGTACTGACCACTTACGGACACGCTGTTCTGTCGTAACCAGTCGGCGGTTTTTGTAGTAGTATGGGACAAGTGGCATTCAGGTGTCACTTTGTCCCTAACTCAAACAGGAGAGCGCAGTGGTTAAAGAACATGAAATAATTGGCAGACAGCAGGTAGGTCTGGAAAATCTGAGTGTGGCTTACGACACGCTTTTAAACGTATTGTCGCAGGTCGTGACAGGACAGGTTGATTGCAGTCGAGTCACTGTCGATATACCTAACAGGTCTTGGGCAATAGCAGAGCCCGAGGAAGCAAAGGTAGAAGACGAAGAAGTGTAGTAAATAAACGCACTGTCGTGAGACAGCGCCATTCCTACGGGCTCCTCCCAGGGGCCCTTAACCGGAGAAAGTTATGACAGGTAAGCCGAAACGCAAGGTATCACAAGCTGAATTACGCAGACAGATAGCCGCTCAGAAGGCGAGGGCTGACAAACTGGAAGCGCAGGTTCACGCACAAGACGTTCCACAACAATATGATCATGAACCACCCAGTCTGGTGAACATGCCAGGGATTCATGATGAGGTGGAAACGCACGAAGAATTACCGCCCACTCGATCGAGCTATACCCATGACCAGGTTCTGGATATCGTCGACGAGATTATTGCCAGGCGCGAGGCCCGTGACAAAAGCAGGAACACTGCTCAGGCCAGCGCTCCCCGGGCAAGTGTAGGCCCGGATATCCACGTCAAGAAATACCAGAAAGCGGTTGATGCTGGTGATTTAAGACTTGGCAGTGAAGGGTCTATTACAGGCCATATCGATAAAGAAGGTAATGCCGGACTGATCAGACCGGTAGACGATTACGATCTTGATAGCCCGGTACTGAAAGAGAAGGATGCGAACGAAGCCTTTATGCGGGACAAGATTGTTGTATCGATCGCAGATACGACTGAGATCAATGGTGCGCCCTGGTTCAACATCTGGGTAAACGGTGAGGCATGTACCTTTATCCGTGGCCAGCAAAAGACTGTAGCGCGAAAGTTTGTGGAAGGACTGGCCAGGGCAAAGCCAATTACTTATCGCAATGTAGAGTACACAACGGCTGATGGATTACGTGATACAAAGCAGAGCAGACATATCGGCCTGCGGTATCACTTCTCTGTCCTCCATGACCCGCACCCTCGCGGTGCCGAATGGTTGGCGCACGTTATCGCTCAACCGTAACTGTTCAACATGCCTGAAGGCGGGCGGAGATTGTAATGAGCCAACTGACATTCATTCAGGTTTGTAAGAAAGTTTGCCTTGAATGCGGTGTCCCCCAAGGGGAGGCCGCTATTTCTGCTGTTACAGGTAATACGCCAGGCCTTGCCAGGATAGTGAGCTGGGTTTCTCAGGGTTATGAGGAGTTGCAGAACAAGAAGCTGGGGCAGTGGCGCTGGATGCGTGTAACGGCCTCGGCCAATACAGTTGCCTCCACAGGTGAATATGCTTATACCTCATTCACTGATGCCCTAACGTCTGCTGCTATCACTCGGCTCCATAGCTGGCGAGCCAACGACATTAACGATCCCCCTAAGATTTACCTATCCTCTGGCGGTATCGGTGGACAATCATGGTTGTCTTATCTGCCCTGGGATATGTTCAAAAGCATTTACCGAATCGGTACACAAAACACAGCCACAGGCCAGCCTGCGACTATCTCGGTCAATCCTCAGAACAAAATTGCTTTGGGTAACATACCGAATGCTGTTTATGTAGTGACCCTGGACTACCACCGATCGGCCCAGGTCCTTGCCGCCAATGATGATATCCCCGAACTACCTGTTGAATTCCATTACTTGCTGGTCTATCTGGCTATGCAGAAGTACGGCTATTACGAATCAGCGCAGGAAATTATATCTCGGGCAAAGCAAGGCATTCTTGAAATGCGCGGTCAATTGGAGGGGAACCAGCTGCCAACTATTTCAAAAGCTGGTCCATTGGCTTAATGCGATATCCAAAAGACTACTTTGCAATTCCCAATGTTGACACTGACGATGTTATATTTCAGTACGGGCTGGACATTATCACGCCCTCGAAAGATGCCATGCCAGGGGCTGTCCGTGATGCCCAGAACTGGGAGATAGATACTGACGGTGGATATACAACCACGCCTGGATATGAACGGTTTGACGGTCGAGCAAAGCCATCAGCTGCTCTCTACGCGATTCTCGACTATACCCTGACCGGAACTATCGCCGTGGGCGATACGGTGACTGGGGCTACCTCATCTGCCACAGGGGTAGTTATTGTCAAGGCGACCAGTGTTGCCCTTCAGACCTACCTGGTAATAACCAAAGTTACTGGGACTTTTACCGCCGCGGAAAACCTTCAAGTCAGTGCGGTTACTCAAGGCACTGCTGTTTCCGCCCAAAGATCTAGTGCTGGTGAGACAGGGTTGTTACATGCCCAATTCACAAACGATGCCGCTGATAATTACAGAGCTGACATTGCGGCTGTTCCCGGAAGCGGTTCAATCCTGGGTATAGCTAAACTGAATGACATCCGCTTCGCGTTTAGAAACAATGCCGGTGGTACGGCTTGTGCGATGTACAAGTCTTCTGCCAGTGGATGGGCATTGGTAGCCCTTGGCCGTGAACTAGCCTTTACCTCGGGCGGGACCACGGAGATTGTGGCAGGGAATACGATTACCGGGGCAACGTCCGGAGCAACTGCGGTTCTTACCCGTGTCATGCTGCAGTCAGGAACGTGGGCTGCCGGAACTGCAGCTGGGAAGTTTATCTTTGCTTCTCAGACAGGAACCTTTCAGTCAGAGAATATCGATATTGGTGCTACCCCGAATCTGGCTACCATTGCCGGAGACGGTTCTGCTATTACTCTTCTGCCCGGTGGACGCTATGAAATCATTGTCAATAACTTCGGTGGCGCTGCGGGTAGCGATCGACTGTACGGGGCCGACAAAGTAAATCGGGGCTTTGAATTTGATGGCACTATCTTCTGCCCTATCAACACGGGCATGACCGTTGATAAACCAACTCACGTAGTAAGTTTCCAGAATCACTTGTTTTTCTCCTTTGACGGATCTGCCCAGCATTCAGGGATAGGAACGCCCTATTCCTTCAGTATCTTGTCCGGTGCCGGTGAATTGGCAGTAGGCGATAACATAACCGCCTTTTCTGAACAGCCTGGGGCCACAGGTAACGCGACATTGGCTATTTGCGCAAGGAACAGGATCAACATTCTATACGGAACATCAAGCGCTAACTGGAACCTGGTCGAATTCAGAAGGGAAGTCGGGGTGTACGAATACACTGTGCAAGAATTTGGCATGACATTGATGTTCGATGATCGGGGCATATCGACTTTTGATACTGTTCAGGCCTACGGGAACTTCCAACACATTTCAGTCTCGAGACTTATCAGACCTTTTCTTACCCAGCGAAGGAATCTTGCAACAGGGTCCTGTATTATCAGGAACAAAAGCCAGTACCGACTTTATTTCAGTGATGGCTATGGCATTTATTGCACTACAGATAACAATAAAGTCATTGGATTTATGCCAGTCCTATTCCCTAATCCTGTTACCTGTATTTACTCCCTTGAGCTGAATGATGGGACTGAAGAGGTCCTGTTCGGGTCTAGTGACGGATTTGTGTATGAGATGGAGAAAGGGACATCATTCGATGGGGCATCGATACAGACATGGCTAATCACTAATTTCATCCATTCAAAAAGCTATCAGATTAATAAAACGTACAAAGGGGCCAGAATGGAAGTGTCTGGAAGTGGGTATTCATCGTTTGATTTCACCTACGAACTTGGATACAACCAGACGCATATTCCACAGGCCGGGACAACTACTCATATCACTGAATTGTCCAATGTTCTATGGGACACATTTACCTGGGACGCATTCATCTGGGATGGTGCCGTATTGAGCCCAACTCATGCAGAGATGGATGGAACAGCCGAAAACGTATCATTGATATACAGAAATAATTCTGACTATTTTAATCCTATTACGCTGTCCGGCGCACAGATGCGCCTGATCTACAGACGGCAACTTAGGTACTAGGAGCTTCTATGACTGATTGGTTTGATCCTACGGGCATTCCGGCTACTTCGGCATCGGGTTCTTCTGCGGTTGTGCGTAGTGAATTTACGCTGATCCAGACAAATATATCGAACAAACTTCCTACACTGACTGGTAATGGTAGTAAGCCGATTATTATTAATTCTGGCGGGACTGCGATAGAAGCAGTGAGCGCTGCGACTTACCGCACATCTATTGGTGCCACTACTGTTGGCGGGAATACCTTCACACTGACGAATCCCAGTGCAGTCACATTCCTTCGCATCAATGCTGACAATACTGTTACTGCGTTAAGTGCAGCTGATTTCAGGACAGCTACCGGGGCAGGTACAGTAACCACAGTCTCTGTCACAACGGTAAATGGCGTATCTGGAACCGTAGCGACCGATACAACGACCCCGGCCATTAGTTTGACGCTTGGCGCTATCACGCCCACTAGCGTGAACGGGCACACTTTTACAACAGGCTCATCCACATTCACAGGCACGGCTGGGCAGACTT